CTTTATGCAGATGCCGGACGGCGAGGAATTACCGTTTAACTAGGAGGCAGAATGGAAAAACAATTAACAGCGATAGAAAAACGCGATAGTAATTTTTGTGATGCACAGAGAATGATTTATTACGATTTGCCGGTTTTGGTATCGAAAATCTTTCATGCTGCATTTTTGAATTGCGAATACGGTTCAACGTTAATACTTAAAGATGATATGAAGTTTATAGAAAGTTTTGTAGAGGAAACAGAAAAATCATTTCATATCGCAATGGAAGGGCAGACAAAACAAATAGTAGAAATGCTTAAAATGCACGAATAAAAGGAGGATCAGCAAATGCAAACAATTTCAATCATCAGTTTAAAGGGCGGTGTAGCAAAGACAACAACAGCCGTAAACATGGCGTACACATTGGCAGAGGTACACAAAAAGAAAGTTCTCATTATTGACAATGACAAGCAGGGCAATACATCAAAGGCGTTTAAGAAGTACGATACAGAGGACAAAAACACCGTTGCGCGCATGATGTTAGAAAGAAACATTGATGTATCGGAGATTATCAAAAAAACAGATTATGAAAACATCGACATTATAACCGCCAACATGGATTTATTAGAGGCAAACCTGCGCACCATTGTAGACACCGGAAGGCAGCAGCAGACAAGATTTAAAAAGGCGTTGGCAGCAGTAGAAGGGTACGATTATTGCATTATTGACAATGCGCCCGATATTAACATGAGCATCATTAACGCTCTTGTAACGTCAAATGATGTAATAGTGCCGGTATTCATGGATCAGTATTCGTTTGACGGTTTAGACATTCTTTTAGAGCAGATCGCACAGGTGCAGGAAGATTTCAACGAGAATTTGCATTTTGCCGGGTGCATCATCACGCAGTATCAGAATAACGATGTAAACAATCAGGGCATAGAGTGGTTAAAAGCGCATGGCGTACCGGTATTTAATCAGTGGATCCGCAGAACAGAAAAGAAAGTAAACGAAAGCACATTTGCAAAAATGCCGCTTGTGGAATATTCCGTAAGATGCGGAGCCGCGCAGGATTATAAAAAATTCGTATTGGAATATTTGGAGGGCGAAGATGCAGAAAATTAAGTTTAAAGCGAAATGCCCTTATGAGATAGGCGACAAGATCCAATTTGAAAAGGGCGGTAAAACGCAGACAATGGACGTAACGGACATTATAACGCAGGTAAGTGCCAAAACCGGCGACATAACATTTATTTTAGAGTTAGACGGTTGGTATAAGCTGAATACCAAATTACACGATGTAAAAATACCGTAATGCCTAGTATTTACTAGACGATACCCAATTTAGGTACAAGGAGGCGCACAATGGGTTTTGATATTAACGTTTTTTTAAATGATGAAAGCAAAAAAGAGGTAAAAAGCGACTGGAAACCGGTTAAATTGAGCGTACATAAATTAAGACCGGCAGCAGGCAAAGAAAATTTTTACCACATGGACGATAAAGAGATCGAGGAAACCGCCCGCACGATTGAGTTAGTAGGAATACAGCAATACCCGGTTGTAAAACCAATACCGGATAGCGACGAATACGAGATTATAGCCGGACATAAAAGAAGGCTTGCGGTTTTGAAATTACTTGCAGAGGGAAAAACAGAATATGAAATGATCCCCTGCAAGATTGAAACGGCAGAGGACAGCATAAAAAACCGGCTGATTTTGATTTTTACCAATTCAACACAGCGAGAAAGAACCGATTACGAGAAAATGCAGGAAATAAAAGAGGTTCGACAGCTTTTAACAGAATGGCAGAAAGATAATAAAATATCGGGAAAGCTGCAAAACGTCATAGCCGAGGTTTTGGGAACCAATAAAACCAAAGTAGGAACATTGGAACACATAGACGGTAAGTTAATAGAACCTTTTAAAAATGAGTTTGCAGCAGGAAAGATCAGCACCGACGCAGCAAACAAAATAGCCGGTTTGGACGATGCGGCGCAGCAGGCATTATATGAAACATACAAAGAAACCGGATCATTAACCGCCGAAGATGTAAAAGCAATTAAGAAACCGGACAAGCAGCAGGAGGCACCCAAAGAGCCGCCAAAAGAGGCAGAGGCGAAAGAAACACCGAAGGAACCGGTAAAAGCCGAGAATGAGGCACAGGACAAGCCACAGCCGCAATTTATGAATGAGCCGGAAACCAAAGTTACATACAACGCACCGGCGCCGGATAACACAGACCGCCAAACACTCATAATTAACGGCAAAATTAACCGATACAAGGAATTTAACGGCATGACGGTTAATTATTTCATGGGCGCGGTTATTGGTTCAGATTTATTTGATACAGAGTTTTGGCAGGGGTGGAAAGAAAACACCGGCGCAAAATGGGAATACATAGCAGATTACGCCGGAACAAAGACAACATACACAGTACAGACCGACACAACCGAGAAATGCGAGGCACTTTTAACAGATACCGGATTAGAGGTTTTAAGAGTGGCAGCAGGACAGACGGCGGTTATCAGATACGAGGAATTGGCGGAACTTATAGACGTTATGATCTATACGAAAGTAATTGAAATTACCACCATAGAAAGCGACTTGAAGTATTGGGCGGCACGCACAACCAAAGAATTAACGGCGGTTAGCAATTACTTGACGGAAAACGAAATTTATATATTGCAGGATCTTATGATGAAGTGCAAGGAAAGGGCGGGAAAATGATAGAAAGACCGGTAATTATTGTAGATACGGACGGTTTCGCAAAATTTTGTGATAATCGTTGCAACAATACAAAGTGCAAAAAGCATTTATCACAGATGCGCGGATATTACGGCGGCGCGAAGATAAGCAAATTAAGAGATACGCCGGATTGCGAAGGCTATATCTCAAAACGAAAAAAGAAAGGGCAGCAGGTGTAAAAGCCTGCTGCATAGGTGCAGATATGAGAAAGAACAATTTAGCCTATATATGCAGCCCATACAGAGGCAACATATTAGAAAAGGCGCGCAATATTCTGTACGCAAAGCGTTTAACAAAACTTGCCTTGCAATTAGGATATACGCCGATTACCACACATTTGTATTTGACACAGGTATTAAATGACGACAACCCAATAGAGAGGCAGCAGGGGCTTAAAGCCGGGGAAAACATATTAAACGCTTGCGATACTATTATAATCGGCGCACGATATGGAGTAAGCGCGGGAATGGCGGCAGAAATGGACGCGGCAAAAGAAAAGTACACAATTATTGTGATATAGGGGGGCGCAAATGGATAAAGAACAAAAAGCGGCGTTTTCTGATATGGGGAAACAAGCGGCATACCTTTATAACGGTGCATTTGAAGTATTTCAGAATAGCAAACAAGCGGAAAAGATAGTTTTTCTATTTTTTTTCAGCGGCGATATTTGGGAAAGATGAAACGGTATCAATGCTATTTAATATGTTCGACGGCAAATAGGAGGAATACATGAGCAGATTAGATAAAATACGCAGCATGAACGACGACGAGTTAATAGCGTTTTTAAGAAAGTACAGAAATGAGAAACAGACTTGTAAGCGTTGCGCAAAAGAAGGTACAAATTGCAATCCATACACCGGCGCGGATTGCAAAGAGGGAATAACGCAGTATTTCAAAGGGGAGGGCGATTTATGATCCGAAAAATCAAAAAGCTGTTATTTATTACAGTAACAACAATTACTATTGGTCTTGCATTAACCGGGTGCGATGCAGAGGCAACGGACAATATAGACATTGGCGTTTATGAATGGATTGATCCCGATACACAGGTGCATTACATATACAATAGCGCGGGCGGCGTAAGTGTCAGATATAACGCAGACGGTACAATTATGCACGATTAAACAAAGGCGGGTTCCGGTTCATGTTAGAGATTAGAAAAGCAATAGCAGAGATATATTTATTTTTATGGGAATTAAGAATAAAAATAAAGATTATGCCGCAGGCAGAGTTTGAAAGAATGTTAGGAGAACTAACAGCAGAACAAAAAGTATATGCAATATATTTTAGGATATTTTAAGGAGGCACACATGGCAAAAGGTATTAAATTAAACAGAGAACAATATAAAAACGTTAAACGTATGGATCACAAGCAAATGGAAACTTTTGTAGTGAATATGTATAACGCAGGGTATGAGGACGGCAAAAAGACAGCGGGCAGCAGGGTAAAACCTTCAGATATTGCGGTAGCAATTTCAGAGATAAAGGGCATCGGAACCAAGAAAGCCGCCGAGATCATGGCAGCAGTAAACAAATTATACGAAGGAGGTACAAAACAGTGTTAGCGGATATTGTAGAAAAGGCAGAACGAACAGCGGGGGGGGTAACAACCAAAACCGGATCATGTAAATTTTGCAAGCAGGCGGCGATGCGAAAAGTATTAAGCGAGTGGAGCCAAGAAGAAATAGACGAGTTGGCAACAGAAACCTGCGAATGTGTGAACGCGCGCATATATACACATAAGAAAAGCCAAAAAGAGAGAGCGCACAACAAAATAGATCTTCTTTTTGGAGAAAATAACACAACGGTTATAGTTCCAGATGCAGCAGTTGACCTGCTGCATAAAACTGTTTACCCGATATGCGAAGGCTTTATTCAATCAGCAACCGTAGACATGGGAAACGGCATAAAAGGGAAAATCAGCATCACGACAAAGGGAATTATTAAAGTAACGCGAACCAAGACAAATACAAGCACATACGAGGCATAGGAAGGCGGGCATGAAAGAGAAAACAAAGGCATTTTACAAAGCAGTCTTTAAATATTGGCTGCATGAGCGCAAAGAAAGCATAAAAAGAATATTTGCAAGGAGGACGAAATGAACAGACGACAGAAAAAGAAACAGTTTAAAAAGCGTTTCGGTATCAACCCGCCGCGCGGCATATCCATAAAAACAACAACCCGCACAATGCAACACAGAGAAAAAGTTATTGCAGCTTTCGAGAGAGCTAAGAAAGCAA